CAGAAGCGCCAAGCAGAAAAATTTATAGACGAAGCGACATTATTGAACTAATGCGAACCAACCCGCAACGCTATCAAGCTATGTCTGATGAGATATATAAGGCGTATCAGGAAGGCCGTGTAAAAACAAGCTAACCTTTGAGAGATTATTATGACTACTTCTACTTATCCTAATATGGGCGGCGCAGTAACTAACACTACTGCTGCTACATTTATTCCTGAAATTTGGAGTGACGAGATTCGCGCTGCGTATGAGAAGAACCTCATCCTCGCGAACCTAGTCAAGAAAATGGGTATGACAGGCAAGAAGGGTGACATCATCCATATTCCTGCTCCTATCCGTGGTGACGCTCACGTTAAAGCATCAGCAACCGCTGTTACTATTCAGAGCAACACAGAAAGCGAAGTGCAAGTCGCTGTAGACAAGCACTACGAATACTCACGCATCATCGAAGATATTACAGAGACTCAAGCTCTTGCTTCACTCCGTAACTTCTACACATCTGATGCGGGTTATGCTCTGTCCCGTCAGGTAGACACAGACCTCTTCACACTTGGTAAGTCACTAGGTGATGGCGATGGTTCTGCTTGGACTAACTCTGCTGCGTTCTACTGTGACGCATCAACTGGTCTGACTGCTTACGCTGATGACACGGTTACTACTGCTGACGTATTTACTGATGCTTGTTTCCGCGCTTTGATTCAGAAGCAGGATGACGCCGATGTCCCTATGGACAACCGTGCGTTTGTTATTCCTCCCTCACTGCGTAACGCCATTATGGGCGTTGAGCGTTATGTGTCTTCTGACTTCGTTGGTGGTCAGACTGTACAGAACGGTAAGATCGGTAGCCTATACGGCATTGACGTATACGTTACTTCTAACTGCCCTGTCACTGAAACTGCTGCGAACAACACAGCAGGCGGTGAAATCAAGGCAGCTATGCTCATTCACCAAGACACCATGATCTTGGCAGAGCAAATGTCAGTACGTTCACAGACTCAGTACAAGCAGGAGTTCCTCGGAACACTGTATACTGCTGATACTCTGTACGGTGTCAAGACTTACCGTCCTGACAGCGGTTTCATCATGGCTGTTAACGGCTAATGGAGATGGGGGTGGGGAAACCTGCCCCCTTATCTTATGCGTAATAAAGACCCAAAATTAACCAAGCTCGGATTAAGTGGGTATAATAAGCCCAAAAAGACTCCTAACCATCCCACCAAAAGCCATGTTGTATTGGCTAAAGTCGGTGATCAAGTCAAGACTGTCCGATTTGGGCAGCAGGGTGTGACGGGCGCAGGGAGTAATCCCAAGACTGCCAAAGACAAAGCGCGAAAGAAATCATACTACGCTAGGCATAACGCTCAAGACTCAAGCCCATCCAAACTATCTGCACGATACTGGTCGCATAAGACCAAGTGGTAACTACAGGAATTTAACATGGCAACGATAGTAACCAAGAACAGCTCCACCGCTTCAGCCGTACCAACTACGAGTGACTTGGTTCAGGGCGAACTCGCGGTCAATGTAACTGACAAAAGAATCTTCACAGAGAATGCGTCTACACAGATTGTAGAGCTAGGTACTAATCCTTCTACTGTCACAACCACTACCGCGACTGTATCCGGCACTCTAACCGCGAACGGCACGTTTGCATCTAGCAACGCAGTCGTCACAGGCGGCACAATCAACTCTACGCCCATTGGTGCGACAACCCCATCAACAGTAAGGGGTAGCACAGTAACGGCTACCACGGGCTTTGTAGGCGGTCTGACAGGCAATGTAGTAGGTAATGTCACAGGTAACGTCACTGGTAATATCACAGGCATTGTTACAGGTAATGTAACTGGCAACGTAACAGGTGATGTCACTGGTAATATAACCGCATCATCAGGGACTTCTACGTTCACTAACGTCACTATTAATGGTGGCTTAGACATGAATGCGGGAACATCCGCAACCATCACCAACCTCGCGTCTCCTACTAACACCAATGACGCAGCTACCAAAGGTTATGTAGATACAGCAGATGCCACTAAGTTAAGCCTATCGGGCGGCACTATGTCAGGTGCTATTGCTATGGGTGCGGCTAAGATTACAGGTCTAGCCGATCCTACCGCAGCACAAGACGCAGCCACTAAGATATATGTAGACAACTCTGTACAAGGATTGGATGCGAAAGCATCGTGTCGTGCAGGTACTACAGCTAACATTACGTTAAGCGGCGAACAAACTATAGACGGTGTGTCTGTTATAGCAGGTGATCGAGTCCTTGTTAAAGATCAAACTAGCGCGGCAGAGAATGGTATTTACGTTGCAGCAGCTAGTGGATGGGCGCGTTCCGCAGACGCTAATACTTGGGACGAGCTAGTCAATGCTTATAGCTTTGTAGAAGACGGCACAGCTAATGCGAACAATGGTTTTGTAGCCTCTATAGTTGCAGGTGGTACGTTAGGCAGCACAGCAGTGACTTGGGTTCAGTTCTCAGGAGCGGGTCAGGTTATTGCGGGTGCAGGTATGACCAAATCAGGCAACACGCTTGATGTCGGCACTGCCGCTGCTTCGCGAATAGTAGTCAACGCAGATAATATTGACCTAGCAACAAGCGGTGTTACAGCCGCTACCTACAGGTCAGTGACTACAGATGCTTATGGTCGTATCACAGGCGGCACTAATCCTACTACTGTTAGTGGTTACGGATTAACAGATGTCTTTACTAAGACAGAAATCAACACATCCCTCGCGACTAAGCTAAACCTGACAGGCGGTACAATGTCGGGCGCGATAGCAATGGGGACTAACAAGATTACTGGTGTTGGCGACCCTACACTTGCACAAGACGCAGCCACTAAAGCCTATACAGACTCTATCCTTGGTTCAGCCACAAGTGCTGCTGATAGTGCTGCTGCTGCGGCAACCTCTGCGTCTAACGCTTCTACTTCGGCTTCTAACGCAGCTAGTTCTGCTACAGCAGCGTCAGGGTCAGCAACAGCCGCTGCTCTATCGGCTACCAACGCTGCCGCTAGTTACGACTCTTTTGATGATCGTTACCTTGGCGCTAAAGCCTCTGACCCCTCAGTGGACAATGACGGTGACGCACTGATTGCAGGTGCTACATACTTCAACACCACTAGCGACTCGATGAAGGTCTACAGTGGCTCTGCGTGGTCTGACGTAGCACCAGTAGCAACATCAGTCACTCTGTCTCAAGTAACAGATTTCCCAACACAGTCAGGTCAGTCAGGCAAGTATCTAACTACCAACGGCACTGTACCTTCGTGGGCGACTCTAACAACAGACCCGACACTCGGCACACTAACCAAGACCTTCACAAGCGGCGAGACAGCTTCAATCTCACTGACTAGCTCTGTGCTTGCGCCTGTCGTTTCTGTGACTAAAGAAGTACCACAGACAGGAACAACTAATAACTCTTGGGATGTTAATTCTACTACAGAGAATTACACGAGATTGGATAGTGCTGCGGCGACTACTTTGGATTGGGTTGCTATCGATGACGTTTCCGCAGCAACAGAAACATCTATTACTTTGTCAGGCGCTACGCAATCAACCGATCTGTTGGGAGGCACGATAGGTAACACTGGCCAAAACGCTTATATGCTAGATAATTCCGATGGAACGATATATCAATACTCATTGTCTGTCGCTTACGACCTTAGCAGCGGTAGCTATGAATCTAAGACTTTTAATGTCTTGAGCCAACAAAGTGACCCACGAAACATTTTTTTTAAAACAGATGGAACAGTTTTATATGTAATAGGTACAACCAATCAAGCAATTTATCAATACAGCCTCAGCACCGCTTGGGATATCAGCACAGCTAGCTATGACTCTAAAACATTTTCTGCATCGTCTCAGTCAAATGGCACAAGCGGCTTATTTATAAAACCTGATGGCAGTAAGCTATATATTATTGCGTATTCAAATGATGCCGTATATCAATACAGTCTCAGTACGGCTTGGGATATCAGCACAGCTAGTTATGATTCTGTATCTTTAAGTGTAAGCTCTCAAGATTCTACGCCGAGAGATATAACATTTAATGATGATGGCACTGTATTATATATGTGCGGAACAGGTAACAACGCACTATATCAATATGACTTAACAACAGCTTATGACTTGAGCAGCGCCAGTTATTCTTCTAATACATTGAGTCTAAGCACTACAGTATTTTCTATCACATACTCAAGCGCATCATTGCAATTGGTTATTTTCCAAAGTCTGACAGATATATTAAAAACGATAAGACTAAGCAACACTTTAACACTCGGCACAGGCTCATTCGCCTCAGCAGACGTAGGCAAGACCATCGAAGCTAACTCCGGTGTGTTTTTCTTAACAGCCACAGACGGTAGCTATGTAGAAACTACAGCTCCTACATCATACGCTCAGGTCGCCAGTGGTGACTGGTCTATGTACGGTGTTGTCTATAATGCTGCGGATGGGGATTTGGAGGTTAGCAGTATTTTATCAGGAGTCTTTGATGTATCTACTGCGTCTTACTTACAACGATTTCGTGTTAATTCTCAAGAAGCTGATCCAACAGGAATAGCATTTAATAACGATGGCACTAAAATGTTTGTTGTCGGTGTTAGCGGTGACGATGTAAACGAATATACATTGTCGACTGCCTTTGACGTAACCTCTTCTGTTTTCGTGGATAGCTTCAGTGTTTCAGCTCAAGCTACAAGTCCGCAAGATGTACAGTTTAATGCTGATGGCACTAAAATGTTTGTTCTTGGTAAAGACAACAGAAACGTCAGTGAGTATCTTCTTTCTACTGGTTTTGATGTTTCTACCTCAGCACATTCTCAAAACTTTAATGTGTTGTCTCAAGATGCAAACCCAACAGGGCTAGCGTTTAATCCTGATGGCACAACAATGTTTGTGGCAGGTGAAACTAATAATGCGTATAAATATACTTTAACTACTGGATTTGATGTTTCGACAGCAAGTTATTCTAATCAGAGTTTTTCTTTTTCCTCTCAAGAAACAAGCGTTCAAGGCATAGCATTTAATACTGACGGCACTAAAATGTTTATGGTGGGGCAATCATCTAATGCTGTTAATGAATATGCTTTATCTACAGGTTTTAACTTATCTACAGCAGCGTATTCCCAAAATTTCTCGGTAGCATCACAAGGAACTTCAGCTTATGCCCTAACATTTAATACAGATGGAAGTAAAATGTATGTTATTGATAAAAATACTTTGTATGTCAATGAATATAATGTAGGTTCTTTTTACTTTGCATCAGGCTACCAAGCAGTACACACTACAGCCTCAATAGACTCCACCTATTGGACAGACATCAACTCTATGACGGCTGACCAAAACGCAGGTGACGGTGAAGTCTACTACGCTATCTCCACAGACGACCGTACTACTTGGACTGTCATTGATAACACTAATGGCGAGAGAGACATTGTGCGTAACAACGGAGGGACTTGGCAGTACAACTCTAATGCTACATACGCTTCAGAGACTTGGGCGAATGGTACTACGAATACAGAGTTAGCTACGTTGGCTGAGGCTATGAGTACGGCTCAAAATAGAATGGACAAGACTCAATTAGACGCAGTAACAGACCCGAACCACATAGCTCTTGGTAACGACCTTGATCTAGCGATAGTCTTCAACATGACATCGGGTTCTACAGTACCTTCGTCAGACGGTGTAGCAATTAACTACGATGCTAACGTGTTGAACAAAGGTGCTGTCTTAGGAACTGACTATGACTTCGATGCTCCTGCTCAGAACTCTGTAAGGATTACAGCGTTGGCAGGGAATAACCTTAAAGTCAGGGTTGTTTGATGAGTCTAGTAGACTACGCAAAGACAGACCGTCATCGCGAAGCAATGCAAGTTTGGGAAGAGTGTGGCAGAAACAGCGCAAGGGCTGCGGGGGTACTAGGTATCTCGCAGTCTACCATGCGCGACTATGTGTCTATCACTAAGAACACTGCGGCTGCGGCGGGATACTCAGAGAATTGGGATGCGCGAAGGCACGTACCGGAAGGTGAGTTTGTCATCGGTCGCTCTATCTACACCTCTGATGATGAGGGTAACAAGGCGTGGCTAAAAACTAAACGAACCATGACCGAGGCTGCGCGAGACAAAGCGCTGCAAGGTTTTGTTGACGGTCTTGTTAAAGGGGTTAAACCGTACAAGCCGAAAGCCAAGCCAAAGACTAAGAAGTTTGCTACGGATTTATTACCTACAATTGTAATAGGTGACGCACACTTTGGGATGAGGGCAGACGCAAGAGAAACTAAGTCGCGTGATTACGACACAAAGATAGCATCTCAAGATATGTTAGATGCTATTGATTACTTGGTTGACCTAGCTCCTGCGTCTGAGAAATGTTTATTAGTTAATGTTGGCGATTTCATCCACGCTAACGGTTCGTCAGGCACTACCTTCGCGGGTACTAAGCTAGACGTAGATACTAGGATTGAGGTGGTACTTGAGACAGCAGCGCAGACTTTTTTGTACGCAATAGATAAGTTGCTTACGAAACATAAGAGTTGCGTTTTAGTGATGGCTAGAGGTAATCATGATTCTGATACCGCCATCGCCCTCGCGCTAATCTTGAAGTTCTACTACTCAAAAGAGCCAAGGGTAACCATATTAGATCCTCATGGTTTCTTCCACACGTTACACTTTGGGCAGAACCTTTTGGCTGTTCACCACGGCGACAAAGTTAAAGCAGCTAAGCTAGGGGCTATCCTTCCTAAGATGCTTCCTGAGCAATGGGCAGAGACTAACTATCGTAAGTGGTTAGTCGGTCATATCCATCATCAGAACGCTATTGAGACAGAGAATGGAGTGTTCGTGGAAGCCTTCGGGACTTTGTCTCCACCCGACTCTTGGCATGCAGGTGCAGGATACGGCTCAGCTAGTGTGATGAATCAGATTGTATTTCACAAAGACGGTGGTGAAGCTATCCGTCACGTTTATCAAATCAGAGACTCGCGTAAAGTCCCTGACCTGACATTATAGGTGTAGTATGGATTATCAAGTCATGTTCAACGTCACAATAGCAGTCGCAGGATTCGTTGTTGGATGGTTAGTCAATAGAGTCTTTGCATTATTGGATAGGATTGATGCTGACATGAAGTCCATACCTCTCATGTATGTAGCTAAAGAAGATTACCGCGATGACATACGCGAAATAAAAGAGATGCTCGGTGCTATATTTAAACGCCTTGATACCAAAGCTGACAAATAAGGAACGACTATGAAATACGTTAAAGTGATAGGCAAGTTTGCAAAAGCAAAGTTCATGGGGGCAACGGACGAGCAAGCTACTGTCGTTGTATTGTTGACTGCGTTCATTCTAATAGCGTTAGCGGTGAATTAAATGTTAGCAATGTTAAGCTCACTCATCGAGCCTGTATCTGTCTTATTAGATAAAGCAATACCTGATAAAGACTTGAAGGAAAAGTTGGCTCATGAGATTGCGACTATGGCAGAGCGTCATACGCACGCTCAAGTCCAAGCGCAGCTAGAGATTAACAAGGTAGAAGCCAAGCATAACTCAATGTTTGTAGCAGGATGGCGACCTGCTTGTGGATGGGTCTGTGTGTTAGGTATGGCAGGTAACTTCCTTGTTATCCCTTTCGCGAACATGACGTTGAATCTACTAGAGACGGGCGTTGAAGTTCCAATGATTGACCTTGCGACAATGCTGCCTGTGCTAATGGGAATGCTTGGTCTTGGTGGACTACGCTCCTTTGAGAAAGTTAAGAAAGTAGAGCGAAACACTTAGGAGTTATTATGCCTGTATCACTGCTTGACGATGGGATGGCTAATATTTACGGATACTCTATACCGTTTAGCCACGATAGAAACGACATAGGAGGTATAGGCACAAGTGTCTTACCTACGTTAAAAGCAGCAGCAGACATGGGTGTCAGCACTAGTATAGCGCAGCTGCTTCCTGCTCAAGCAGACGCTTTTAACAGAGATGCTGTAGCAGAAATGATTAGCAATCTTGTTAAAACAGGCACGTCTAACATAGGCGGCACATTAGGCACAGCAGGGCAGATTGAAGCAGGAATAAAGGCTCTTAGTGATTTAATAGGCTTTGACGCTACACAAGCTACGCCTGAACAAATACAAGAAGCTCTAAACAACGCCAATGACCCTGCAGCAGGTTTGATGAATTTAACTGTTGGCTCAAACCAAATGCTTAGCGAGGCAGATTTAGCAGCGGCTCAAGCAGCAGCGGCTCAGCCAACAACAAACGAAGCTGTAGACCTAACAGCCGATACTACTGCTAACGAGTTATTAACCGGCGGGTTAGGCGATGGTTCTTTAAGTGATGCAGCAGACTTAGGTACAGTCAGCCAAGACCCAACAGTAGATCAAGAAACGGTTAGCGATGTTAATGAAACATGGACTTACAACAAAGCCACAGACAGCTTCATCAGCTCTACTCGCGGAGACAGTATTCCAAACCGAGGTAATGCAGACTTAAAAGACGGCGGTGTATACGCAGTAACTCCGGTTCTTGGCACTGACGGAGTCATGGCAGAGAATGTAGTAGATACAGAAACAAATGAGTCTGTTGGTATATTAAACGTAGATATTACCACAGGACTTCCTTCAATTATTAAAACTGTTGACGCAGGAACTAGTGTTAGTGACACAGATACTTTTGGTACTGCTCGTGACACATTGAACACAGGCCAAACTTTAGGTGTTGGTGATGGTGGTCTAGGAGATGGTCAAGACTTTGAAGCAGCAAGAGATACTAGCAATACAGGTCAGGTTTTAACTGTAGGAGATACTACAACAGTTACTAATGGCACTAACGGCACTAACGGCACTAACGGCACTAACGGCACTAATGGTACTAATGGTGCTAATGGTGCTAACGGTGCTAACGGTGCTGATGGTGCTAACGGTGCTGATGGTGCTGATGGTGCTGATGGAAGAGATGGAAGAGACGGCAAGGACGGCAAAGATGGAATGATTGGATTGTTTTCTGCGATACAAAGCACCCCTATTACTGACTCGCTCTTCTTTGAGCCAAAGTTTACAGAGCTAGACAACATTCCTGTAGGGATGTTCGAGCGATTCATGCAAGCCACAGGAGGCAGGTAGATGACATACTTAGAAGCAATTAACAACGTCCTCCGCAGGTTACGAGAAGATGAAGTCACCACTACAAGCGAGACTTCTTACTCTGCTTTGATAGGCGACTTAATCAATGACGCGAAGAAGTTGGTAGAAGACTCATGGAATTGGTCTGCATTGCGCAGTACTGTTGAAGTCCCCACGGTAGTCGGTCAGGCCGAGTATTCTCTTATAGGGTCAGGTCAGAGTGCGGTTATCAAACAAGCACTCAGCAGTAGCGGTCACGGATTCTTGACGCTAAACACTGTACCGTATTTTGACAACGTGTACTTCAATCAGACTCCTGCAAGCGCAGTGCCTACTGATTACATTGTCAGCGGCGTAGATGATAACGATGATCTTAAGGTCAAGGTCTATCCACAACCTGACGCTGTGTACACGCTCAGGTTTGATATTGCTGCCCCACAGGCTTTACTCGCGGCAGATGCTACTAAGATCAAAGTCCCGTATCATCCTGTCGTACAGATGGCTTACGCTATGGCTCTTCGCGAAAGAGGTGAGACAGGTGGTCAGTCAGCAGCAGAGCAGTTTGCAGTAGCTTCATCAGCGTTGTCAGATGCGATTGCAGTAGACGCTAACCGATACCCCTCAGAAACAACTTACATGGTGGTGTAGATGGCTCAACAACTACAGAGCATTACAATCACAGCTCCGGGATTTGCAGGGATAAACACCCAAGACGCACCTCTCGCGCAAGACCCTAGCTTTGCTGCGGTAGCGGACAACTGCGTGATCGATAAAGAGGGCAGGATAGCCGCGAGAAAGGGTTATACCATGCTCTCGACTAACGGGGCTGCGGTGTTAGGCAGCTCTGATGGCATCGAATCTATGGGCGAGTTTGTTGCTAATGACGGAGATACGATCTTTTTCTCAGCAGGAAACAACAAAGTCTTCTCAGGCACAAGCACGTTAACCGACCTAACTCCTGCGGGCTATACCATTACCGATAACAATTGGAAGATGGTTAACTTTAATGACTCAATGTATTTCTTTCAGCGCGGGTATGAGCCGTTAGTCTATAAAGATAGCACAGGTGTGTTTGACCCTATGTCCGCTCATGGACACGCTACAGGCACGCCACCTCAAGGTAACGAGTGCCTAGCTGCGTTTGGTCGCTTATGGGTAGCAGACTTTACGGACAACAAATCTACTATCTATTGGTCTGATCTGTTAAACGGCGCACATTGGACAGGAGGCTCTACAGGCTCGATTGACATTACTACTGTATGGCCTACGGGATACGACACGATCGTTGCTCTAGCGGCTCACAACGGCTTTCTAGTGATATTCGGCAGGAACTCTATCGTTATATACGAAGGAGCAGACAGCCCTGCCAACATGACCCTCGCGGATACTATCTCTAATGTGGGTTGTGTGTCTCGAGATGCAGTGGTATCCACAGGTAAAGACTTAATATTCCTTGATGATTCAGGTGTTAGAAGCTTAGCGAGAACCATCCAAGAAAAGTCAGCCCCTATTGGCGACATATCTAAGAACGTAAACAACGATATCAAGTCTCTCTTCGCGGCAGAAATAGGAAACATTAGCATGCACTACTCGCCTCGTGAGGCGTTTGTGTTACTAAACTTCCCACAACTAGCCGTGGTCTATTGCTTTGATACTCGATTCCCTCTACAAGATGGGAGTTTTAGAGCAACTACATGGTCGCACATTAACCCGTTAATCTTTGCTAGTACCGCTACCGAGGCTTTATATCTCGGCAACAGTGCGGGCATTGCTCAATACACAGGATTTAAGGATGGAACAACAAGTTATCTTCTTAGCTACTTTAGTCACCCTCTTAGCTTTGGTGATACATCTAACCTGAAGTTCTTGAAGAAGATCAACCTCACTACCTTTGATGGGGCTGAGGCTACGGTGGTATTGAATTGGGCATATGACTACTCCGGTGCGTACAAGAAGCAAGCGTATACCTTACCTCAGTCGAATGTGGGACAATACAATATCTCAGAATTTAACACCGAGGCAGAGTACTCTTCCTCTATAGCACTAATAACGCGAAAGAAAATCAATACGTCAGGACAGGGTACAGTAGTAGCCGTTGGCGTAGAGACCACAGTTGATGGCAAGACAATTGCCTTGCAAGAAATTAATATTCAAGCCCTAATGGGAAGGATTGTGTAATGTCTAACTACACGAAGATAACAAACTTCGCAGCCAAGGATGCTTTGGTTAGTGGTAACCCCGCTAAAGTAATCAAAGGCACTGAGGTAGGGGCTGAGTACGATGCAATTGCTGTCGCAGTAAACAGCAAGTCAAACTCTGAGTCTCCTACATTTACAGGAACGGTAACCGCAGCTAACTTAACCGTTAGTGGTACGTCTACGTTTGGTACTATTGATGGAGGTACTTACTAATGGCTTGGTATGATAATTTAATTGGCAGTCAAACAGGCAACCTCTTCGCGGGCTTAGGTGGTTTTGCTGCACAAAACGAAGCAATCAAAGACATCAGAGGTCTAGGCAAAGACGCGACCACTGCTATCTACGGTTCAGACTATACCGTTCCTGAAGGCGGCTTGCTTGGCATGGTCAAAGCTGAGTCTCAGTTTAAACCGTTTGGTATTACCACGCCTACAGGGGCAAGAGCTTCGTTTAGTTCTACGGGCAACCTAGATACAATGCTAAGCCCTACAGAGCAAGCTCTACAGGAACAGATGCTAGGCTTTGGCACTCGCGCATTTGGCATGCTAGATGATCCTGCTGCAAGAGCCGCAGAGCAAGCTAATGTAATAGGCATGCTCACGCAAGACCCTACACAAAGGGCTGCGCGAGAGCAAGAAATCATGGGCAACCTTACAGCCCTGCAAGCACCTGAGCAGGAGCGTCAGCGCCTAGCCCTCGAGGAGCGTCTATTTGGGCAGGGAAGGACAGGTGTTCGCACAGGTATGTTTGGTGGTACACCTGAGCAACTCGCTCTTGAAAAGGCTATACAGGAGCAGCAAGCGGGTTCTGCATTAACAGCTATGGAACAGGCTCGAGCAGAGCAAGCGTTAACCTCACAGCAGACTCTTGCAGGATTAGGTGAGACTCGTGGTCGACTTGATCTTCTTGGTCAGCTAGGGCTACAGTCTATCCCTGCCGCTTATCAAGGACAGAACCAACTCCTCGCGAACCTTGCCCCTGCACTAGAGGAAGCAAGACTTCGAGCAGCCTTGCAGTCTGACGCATTAGGAATAGGAGCAGGACTAGCTGAGACAGGACTAGAAGCGCAACTAGGCTTTGAAGGTCTTGCAGCATCGTTACGTCAGCAGCAGTTCCAAGGGCTGTTTGACTTGCTGAAGGGTGAGCAAGCAGGACAGCAAAGCGCCACTAGCAGCAACAATCCTTTATCATTTATTACTAATGCAGCAACCGCAGCTACTCCTTTGATCAATCGTACTGCGGCACAAAATGCAAGTCCTTCAGGAGATCAAACTACTTGGGAAGAATTTTTTAATTGGGTTAATACAGGCGGAGGGTCTAGCTAATGACGCCTATAAATATAAACACACTCTTCGCGGACATCATTGATACTCCTGAGCAGCGTCAAGAGAAGCTGCTACAGCAAGGCATGACGCAGGGTAAGTTGCTATCTTCTAATCTTACAGGTTTAGCTAGAGCCGCAGCCCCTATTGCTCAGATGGCAGGTCAGCTAGGCGTACAGCGTAATGAAGACTTGCGCCGTGCGGTACAGCCTATGCTTGGGTTAGATCCAAGGACTGCGGGCGAAAAGCTTGGTGAGCAGATTCAAGGCATGGACATGTCTACCCCTGATGGTATGCTGAAAGCTGCACAAGCTATTCAATCTATTGACCCTGTTCGCGCAGCCTCTCTTCGCCAAGCGGCAGCAAATAAAAGGCTTGAGCTTCAAACGGCGGAGCGAGAACTTAGACGCCAACAAATTTCGGATCAACAAGCTGCGAACAGAGAAGCCCGAGCTGCTGCCGGTGAGCAGAGAGCGGTACTTGGGGAGCGAAGACAGGTTGCCGATTGGGCTACAGACTTTGTTAATGAAGCAATTGACAGACGCACTGAGGCAGAAGAGACTACACGAAACAATAACCTGCGCACAAGTGTTGCCGCTATCGCTGAAAGATCAGACCCTGAACTTGCCGCATCAATACGCAACTCTGATCTCTCCTCTTCGGGTCTTCTTGATCTTCAGATGAAGCTGACAAAAGAGCCTGACTTAAAAGTAAGGACGCAATCAATTATTGGTAGCGATCTTATCGAGCAGGGTATAGATGTTCCCGATCCTAATTCGACGTACAATGTTTTTGTTCGCACGACTGAGGGAGAAAACCCTGCCACAAATCCAAGTGATCGTGTAGGTGCTATCATCTCTAATAGTGCAGTTTATAAAACGCCAATCGATCGTCCTCGAAAGCTAGATGACGAAACCAACACTCAGTTGCAAACTATTATAGCAAACGATCCTAGGTTTGGTTTGTTTGATGATGATCCGCAAACTCTGATCAATGAGATTTACGAATACCAAGAAGCCAACCCGAACGCAGGTAGGCAGGGCGCGGTTGATGCTGTGGTCGAGGATCGTCTAAGCGGTAGCTATGTACAACCTATAAACATATCTACTAACAAAGACTTTATGGAAAACCCTCAGGGGTTTATTGCAAATCTGCCTTCAGATTTTATTGCAAAGACAGGCTTGTCACGAGGAGATAATATTCAGGTCAGATTCTTGACCGCCAAAAATATTAAAGAACAAAAACTTGACCCCGAAAAGTATCAGGCAGGCAACACAATTATTACCTACCCTATCAGGGAGAACAGACGGCTAGTAATTGAGAACGGTGTTCCAAAAACCAAAACCACTATTATCCGGTAGGACGTTTTATGGCAAAGCCAATAGACCCTTTAGAAAGCATCGAAGAGTGGGAGCAGATTAGCGCGCCCGCTGCTACTGTTGCCGAAAGTATTGAGCCGACTCAGTATAACGATCCTCTCGCGGGTGTTGAGGTATGGGGTGGAGAGCCTGTTGAGGAAACAGCGCCTCCTCCTGCTGCCCCTGCTGAACAGCAAGGCGGAGAACTACTTAGTCTTGATGCGTTGCGAGGTGTGACTCCCGAAGATCCCATATTAAATGATGCGGAGAATTGGGCGGACACTCAGCCTGTAATTCGTTCGATGCCCGCAAAGAGTGTTGAGCCTGATGCTGATATAGATCAACAGGACTCTTCGTTCTTGGATGAGTTCATGTACTTCTTTCGCTCAGGCGAGAGCGACGTTACTAACGCAGCCGCATTCCTTGAAGCCAAGTATCCTCTAGGTCAGTTTAAAATTGGGTTAGACGGTGTTGATTACCTATCTCCTGATGAGGCGTACGGCGAAGGCTTTACAGAAGCGTCCGAAGATGTGCGTCGCGTAATGATCAGGGACGCGAAGCAGCGCGAGATAGAGCAGGACTACCCGCAGTTTGTCGGGCAAGAGCCTGATAGCGGTGTGGCAAACTTCCTTGGTACAGGCGCAAAGATTCTCGCATCACCTACAACCTTGTTCCCTGTCGGCCAAGGCTACAAGGGCTTGCTAGGAATGGGCGCAATCATGGGCGCCGAGTATGAGGCGCTTTCTCAGATGCGAGATACGGGCAGTTGGATTCCTGAAGACATGGGCGAGGTGGGTAAGGCTGCTGCAATTGGCTCGGTCGGCTCTCTTGTGCTAGGTACAACGCTTAACCAAGCTGCAAAAAGATTAAGCCGAGTGTCGGCAAAGAAAAGAAACAAGGCTGCCGTTGAGCAAGCGGACAAAGATTTTGATGACATCTATGAGGTTGCTGTTGAGCTTCAGGCCACTAAAGATATTCCACCTCCCGAGCTGCCAAAACAGATTAGCAATAGGATGGGCTTACCTGTAGAGAAGGTGGTCGAAACCCTCGAGACATCAAGCAAGATTTTTGTTGTGCCCACAAAGACTGAGGCGAAAGCATTGGTTGAATTGTCTCGCGCCAATACTGTAGGGCAATCGAAGTGGTTTGATAGGGGGTTAGGTATTGCGTCTTCAAGGATCGCTAGATTCTCAGAGCCGCTCGCGCAAAAGTTTCAGCGAATAGAGGGCAGGATCAAGCAAGCATCGTATCGTGACACGCAATTAATCAAGCCAACAATTGACGCAATCAATAAGCAGTTGCCTAAGCAGCACGTTGATACGATGCAGCAAATGTTATTTAGTGGCAGCTTTAAGCCGCTAAGAGCCTTGCTAAACAAGCATACTCAAGTTGGATCCAAAGCTCTTGATGATATTGTTTCACTCCTTGAGTCCAAGCGTGCGGAAGCAATAAAAGCAGGGTTGGATATAGGCAAGATTGAGAACTATTTTCCCCGCATAGTATTAGACCGCGATGGTCTGCGGACATCTAAAGGATTAGACGCTGCCCGCATCGGAGAATACAACAACGCCTTGGATAACTACGCCAAGCGCATTGGAAAGAAAGATAGGTTCGGACTAACTACCGATGAAGAGGCGGTCGTTCTAAATAATTGGCATAGACCCGGTGGTAAGGGAGCAGGAAAGTCGGGCAAGGGCGTTACAGAGTCCCGCATATTTAGCACGGTTGGCCGTGATGATTTAAAGTTTTACGAGCGCTATGATAATACATTGTACTCGTACCTCGAGGATATCAACCGACTCATTCATACGAAGAACATGCTAGGAAGTTCTGTCAAGCAAGCGAATGGCAAGGTTGCAATCGACGTTGAGGATTCGATCGGGTTACTGCTTGCGGAAGAAAAGGCAGCAGGTCGCCTAGCTATTGACGATGTGTCGCACGAGGAGTTGGCGCAGTCTATGAGGCTGCTGTTAGCTCCGCCTAAAAACATTGGTCAAGGCATTCGCTATATGCAAGCCCTCACCTATGGCGAAACGATTACTAGCGTAACGTCTGCCGCTACACAGCTTGCGGATCTACCGCACAACCTAAGATCAAACGGACTTTACCCGACGATCAAAGCGTTGCTCAGCCCGTCTTCATATAACTCGAAGAACGTGGATAGAATCCTAGGCGACATGGTAAAGGCCGAGTTAGGCACGACGGCTAGCACGTTGAACTTTGTCGAGAAAGCTCTTGATGCCGTGCTGTCTAGCGTCTTCACAGTGTTCAAGCCAATGGACAAGCTTACTAAGGGTGTGTTTCTGAACTCATCGTTCGAGAAAGCTTTCGCCCTAGCTAAGACGGACAAAGGCATAAAGAGATTGCGCGAGGATTACGGCGTTCTTTACGGAGAGGATTTCTACTCTCTCATTCAAGACCTACAGAACAGAGTAAAGAGCCCGCTAACAGAGGAGTTCTTATTTATTAAAGCCTCTGAGATATACCCAACATCTAGGGCTGAGACTGTGGAGTCTGTTCTAGAACATCCTTGGTTCCGCCTAGGAACAATGCTGAAAAACTACACGCTCAAATCAATCTATGACGGCGTGGTTCGCAGAGGTATTGTTAACAACGTCAAGAAAGGTAGGTACGAGGAGGCTGCATACTCTGCTCTTCAGCTTGTCACTGTATTCGCGCTAGCCGAAGCAGGAGTCCAAGAGATCAAGGACTTCATGTTGGGCAGGGGATTCCATAAAGAAGATATCGTAGAGCAGAATTTCTTTGACAGCCTACTGCGGGTCGCGGGCGTCAGTCGTTATGTGATAGATAGGTATGGCTCACAAGGAGATGCGTCTCAAGTTTTATTGCAGACCCTTGCTCCGCCATTCATCTTGCTTGACTCGGCGGTTAAAGACGCCATCAAGGCTTACGACGAAGAGCTTACCTTTGATAACTCTAAAATGGTTTCGTCCGCGCCTGTTATCGGCAGGTTTGTTAAAGCCTATAAGCAAGTAGGAGAGGACGGCATGACTCAGAGCGAGAGGATGAGTAAAGAGCAAGACAAAGAAAGAAGGGAGCGCGAGATTCAAAGGATGATGGATGCCCGCGCTCGGGTACTAGGGAATTAAGCAGTACCTCTAGGCAAGCGCCTGTCATCCTCGGTGATGGCGGGCGTTTTGTTTGCCTCATTTTCAATCAGGAAATCGCAGAAGTGTTTAATCTTGCGCAGATCCTCAACTCCCCCTTTCGATTTCCACCTCGAGATATATTTCACAATCGCGCCCTCACAGAACGGCATGTCATTCGCGAGGATGTATTCAATAGGTTGGATCTTTAGCTTCTTGTAGTGGTCACCCGCTACCTGATGGTCTGTCGCACTCATACGTCCCACTCCTTAATGAACACTCCGTTAGGCTGCATCTTTCCTTTGCGATCTTTAATGTCCTCGTATGCGACCTGCAAGCATTCGGCTAAGGTGGTCTCATGCATCAATGCTATATTGTTTAGTACAACCAAGCAGTCGCCTATATCGTCCTTCACATCCAAGCCTTTCGCGAGGTTGTCTGTGAGTTCACCTATCTCTGAGACGAGCTTTAACCCCTGAACCTGAGGGTTGCTGTACTTAAGAATCCCTCGCACCTCGCTCCACCGAGTGCACATGTTAATTAGCTGATGGATATTTATGTTCAATGTAAAACCTCCGAAGATACTGTGTGCATGTAGCCGCCTTTGCGGATAAATGTTTTGTAGCGATTAGTCATTGAGTCAGTTGATGTTATGAACGCATGCATCTGTTCGAGCGCCATAGTCATAGTGCATACCGCATCACGGTCATCACCCTCTGCCTCGGTTATAAACTGTGTAACCCAATCATCTAGCTCATCGAGATCCATTACCTCAAAGCTAACTTCTATTTCGTCATCCATTATTTTAGCTCCTTAAATTTACTTACCTCAAAAAAACAACACGGCTCGATGTCCTCGGGATCATTGCGATCAAACCTCCCTGCGATCTCAACCGTGAATGGTTCATTGTCTAACCGTATCATATGTATGCGCTGATCAACTGAGCGCACAGCCAAGAAACACGGAAGCCCCGTGGCCTCTGCTATTCGCTTAGACTCGAGCACCTTGCTCAAAGAAATAAAATAACACGGGAAGTCAAATATGCTATTCGTCCGGCACTTCACTTCAAGGAATGCCTCGACCTTTTTGTCACGGTGCATAGCGTAATCTAACTGCATTTTTCGTGGCATCTTCTGCGCGCTGCACCCCCACTTAGCACATACTTTTGCGGCAACTTGCTCTTCGTTTAGCTTGGACGCTGTGTTTTCGTATATCGGTCTACTCATTGTTAGTCCCCTATTCTTTTTCGGTGGCGCAGGATCAATGCGTTAAACTCGGCAAGCAAATCCTCGTAGTCTGCCTTGTATCGTTTCACGGGCGTGGACTTGTTCGCGATCATCTCTTCGACGTAATCCCTACCGTACATATCCTGCATCCAAAGCGTGTACGATTGGGCTGCGGAGCCGTGCGCCATGCCCCACATATTGCATGCCCTGCATTGCGGGTGGACGTTCTCGATAGAGAGAGCGTGATAGCTGCTGTTACCCTTCGGGATAAAGTGACCACCCTGCATATCTTTATAATGGTTTGTCACGCCGCACGAGACGCAAGAGCAATAACCATTATCATCGGAGGCCGCTAGCCTAGCTAGCTTTTGCACGGCCTTGTAGCACTCCTGCTTGAGCTGTGCTGATGTCTTGGTCTTTGGTTTAGACTTGCGTTTAGATCGCCTAGCTGCCGCTCTTGGCATCCCAATTTCTCCCATCGCTTAGGGCAAGCATGGTCTTCTCTGCCCTGATTTGACTAGCCCGATCCATCCTGTCGTACCGCACCTTGATTAATGCCAAGCTAAAAAACTTAGACTGTGGAGAGTAAACTCCTAGCACTGCTTTCACATCATCAGGCATACCGTACTGCAACTTCTCTTTTAGCGTCATCATTATTATTCCTCGGGGGCATATCCCCTTAAGTTAACTACGCCTTATATATTGCTTTGTCCAAAATAGTAGTCATTAAACACTTTAATGCGCATTATATGACGCTTTGCGACACTTTATGGCGGCTAATTGTAAAAGATATGACGGCCGATCTGCCGACTAATCCTTAGACTTTCGATCCAATAGGGCTGCACATCATCCCTATGATAGTGCGTTGCGCCATCGGTAACGTCAATTAGATAAGGCCAATTCACCGCAATACTGAGGGCTATTGTGTACGCCCCTTGGTCTAGTATTACTTCGGGCTTACCGTCGCAGTAATAGCTGAAATGGCACTGATTACGGAGCATGTTACCCCGCCATGACCGGCCTTGTTTGACTACCTCGCAAGGGGTGTTAGGGAATCTAGGTGATGCGACCCGATTCATGATGGTATTCGCTACTGCGACCTGCCCGTCTAATGGCTCAGACCTAGCCTCAAAGTAGATAGCCATTGCTATGCATGCGACCTCAAGCATCGGGCTTTCTCCCCGCCTTCCTGTGATGAAACCCTACCTCAATGTGTCGGCGCTTAGGCTTAGGTGAGCCGCCGTGCTTTTTGCGCACCATGTACTTGTCGTTGAATGGAAAGACGTAATACAAAACCCGCTCATCATTCGCGCACCATTCTGCTTCCTCCAACGCGCGGCTGAAGTCATCGAAGATAATCATTTGCGCGAGGGGAACGGG